GTGGCTAGTTTTTTATCGGGAGTCCACGATAATTTGTCAACTGTTCCGGTGATGTCGCAAAAGCCGCGATAGACTGTCACTCGTTGTGGCAAGTTATCCCAATGTTTCTTTTCTTCATTTGTTTTAGGGCAATATCCGTTTGAAAAAAAACATCGAAAAAAATCTAAATCATCATCGTTAACGCCGTATTCGGACATCTGCCAGAATGCTTTATAATATTCTTCGTCCGAGTCAAAAGCGGTCTTTGGCGCTGGCTTACTCATTGCGAATACTCTTTAACAGCTTCGTCCAGCATCCTTTTCCAGAACTCCGCAGTACCTTGATTGATGTAACAAAGCCCTTCACTCTGAGGAACGTCTTTCATCGGGTGCTTGGCGTATTCTTCGTCTGTCTGAAAATAGTAGAAGTAACCATCGCCTTGATAAATCTCTAAGCGGTTGTCACTGGCTTTCGCCAGATACTTATTTAACTGTTTCATTGTTTTCATCGCTCCGCCTCCTTTTGTAATTTAACAAGTAGGGGCGGCGTGCTATGCCGCCCCATATTTGATATTAATATGTGAAGTGGTGTCCACAAACTCCAAGATACCCGCCATTACAATCTGACCTATTTACTAGCTCATTTATGTCAAAAGCCACTGCGTACTTGTCAATGCTTGGAACATGAACAACAACAAAGTTCATTGGATGATTTGATTGAAAGTGATTAGCAGCCATCAGCGCTACTTTTTCGCCTACTCGCTCTGCCGTTGCTTCGCTTTTATACAGCTTGCAAGGGGTGGCTGTTTCTTCTAATCGTGCCGTGATGCGCTCCAGTACAGTCATTCTTCTCATTTTCTTCTCCTCTATTTATTTTTTATTAACCACAAACGAAGTATACAGTAACAACACTACAATACAACACTATGTAAGAACTATTTAATATGGTTAAATCATGGTTGAATCATGAAGTTATAGAGATACCATTGTCGCTATGGCTAAAACATCAGATCTAACAACGAAGCAGGCTCTGTTTTGCAGAGAACTCGCAAGCGGGAAAAGTCAGGCAGAGGCTTATCGTATTGCTTATAACGTGGGCGAGAGTGCGTCAAAGAAGACGCAAGTCGAGGCTGCAAGCCGATTGATGGCTAAAGACAATGTTAGGGCAAGGGTTGAGGCTCTGGTGGCGGCTAGGGAGCGTGGGATGCAGGTTAAGGCGCTCTCGGCCTCTGAACTTTGCCTGAACAGGCTCCGAACTGCTGTTGATGATGACGATTTTGGCTCTAACCGCTTGAAAGCTATACAGATTTTAGCTCAAGTCAGTGGCTTGATGCGTAATGATATTCATCTGACTCAAGAAGACAATCGCAGCTCTGATGCTATTAGAAGTGACTTAGAAAACAAGCTATTGGCGCTAGGGGTACAGCTTGAAAGCGTTGCAGAGAGCGACTCAGAGGGTCTTGATGAAGATTCACCTGAACCCACTTCTAATGGTCAAGTGCATTAAAGCAGACTAAAGCCGGCAGTAGCTAAATAACCTTGATTCCCCACTTTGCTCTTTAAAACGAGCTATATTCTACAGTGCGCGTAATAGTTATTATGTTAAATTACAAGTTAAGTAGCTGATTACAAAGAACAATAATCTGCGCGCGAAGTTCCCCACTTTGTAATTATCGAGATATCGCCTGTAAGTCACTGATTCGTGGTTAAAGGGATGCTTACTATTTGATCTCGATTCCCCACTTGGACTATAAACAGCAGCTCTGATTAGAAAACCTCACTGTTATTGAAAACAGCAAAACCGTATAGAAATCAATAAGTTAACCCCCCACCCCCCTGTGGGGTGAGGCGTGTCTTGGTATGATAGGTATTAGAGTTCCACTCAAATAATTAGCATTTTTTAGTAAAAGTCTAATATTTCATATATCAACCATAGTGTTACATCCTGTATCAGCCCTTTTTTTCTCAGAAAAAGAGGCAGGAATCCTAGTGGTAAAAAAATATTTTTATTATTTTCTAAGCAATTCGCGTAAATTACGCTTGCAAAGGTATCTACTTTACAATACTGTTCGCAGTATAATCCTCTCTGGAAGAGATCTGATATCAGTTAAAAGTTAAAATCAGCTTTATTTTTTTTTAAAGAAAAAAATAAAATCGAATAGTAGCTATAGCTGATATCAGCGTTCTAACAGGAAGCAGAAGAGAATATTTTAATCTTTGACCTCAGTGGCATGGCAGCTCAAAAAGCAGGCCGTTAATTAGATTGTGTGAATGATTTATAAGTTTCTAGGAGGTAGTGGGCCTATATAGAATCTTGGGAGCTTTGAGGTCAGAGATTATTTTTAAGTACCTACGGCAGAATGGTGTTACGTCAGAAACATGTAAGTTGTCAGCTCTTTATCCTAGCTGCTACTTTCCCCAAAACTGACACTCAGTTTTTTTAAACTTTTTGTCTGAGAGCCATTCTGTCGTTTTTTCCATTAAATAATTATTTCTGTTATATTCCTTTGTCAGTTTCATTTAATGTACATATAAAGGATATTTTAGATGGATAGACCTCATCAACCCGAAAGACATCCTTATCCCAAAGCATGGGACAATGAACTGCCCGATTCACTTCTTTCTGAAAGTGAAAATATTAACTTTACCCTCGATTCTAGTGGTGAATGGTCTGAAACCAAGACATACACTACGCTTGGCTCTAAAATATCTATTTTTGGTGCGATAACCAGTCCTGCTGGGTGTGTATGGGATATGAAGGTAGCAAGTAGTTGTGGTAGTTATTCTAATGAAAAGGACGCTATTCCAACTGGAACCAGCTTTTCTTTTGATGTGCCAACCAATTTTGGCTCAACGGAACTGCATTTGCAGATATGGTCGGTTAATGGTGTTACAGACGCAGGATTACAGGGAACATTAGAGGTTTCTGAATGATGAATAATAAAAAACCTATTGCGATTGCGTGCTATTCGTTAAAAGAATTTTTAACGATGGATTTAAGCGATATGCCTGATCCTGCTCCAAGTCATCCTACATATGATTCATGGAAAGCTGAACGAGCGTTTGAGGAACGAAGTAAAAAATCTAAGGTTTCTGAATGATGAAAGAACCGCTTTAGGAGTAGAGGATGGAGCAAATAACTATTTTTGGCACTGATTTTTATAAGCTGGTAAGGAAGGTAGATCCGCAGACATCTAAGGATGCAGCGCAAAAAGTTGATACCGCTAGATGGGAGAAGAGGGTTCTTGAGATCATAAAGAATTATGGAGACCTTGGTTGTATACAAGATGATGTATTGCAAGATGTAGCAAAAATCTACGGGTATGTTTCTTATTCAACAGTAACGGCCCGATTTAAGGGACTTCAAGAAAAAAATCTGATTTATTATACCGATGAAAAACGAAAGGGTAGCAGTAATCGTATGTCCAGAGTTAGGATTGCGTATAATTAAACCACTTATCTGTAAGAGAACTTGAGCAAATTATGAGCTTTATGGGAACACTTTCTTGGCAGGAATTTATGAAGAAGGATTATTCAGATCTTGTTTCTCATTATGATTCTAAATTTAATAAACAAATTAAAGCAGCAGCAGAGTTGCACGTTGCGCCTACTAGGGAACCGCAACCCGCAACTCGGTCTAATTTGATTAACGAAAAGGCGTTCTGATGTACCAATACAAAGCTAAAATCACTCGAATTGTCGATGGAGACACGGTTGATTGTGATATCGACTTAGGTTTTAAGGTTATCTTAGCCAAGCAACGTATCAGACTTTTTGGTATAGATACTCCTGAATCCCGCACCAGAGATAAGGTTGAGAAGAAATATGGACTTCTAGCCAAGAAATATCTGGTGGATTTTATTGAAGCCGAGGATTATCAGATTACCTTGGAAACCGCTAAAGGCAGTGGCAGAGGGAAGTTTGGGCGTATTTTAGGTAAGATTATTAATAAAGACGGGCAATGCGCTAATGAAATGATGTGTGATATAGGTCATGCAATGCCTTATTTTGGTCAGTCTAAGAGCGATATAGCCGCAGGTCACATTAAAAACCGAGTAAAAATAAATAAGTTGATTGAATAATGCCTGTTAATAAAGTATCAAGCGGTTATCGGTGGGGGCAATCAGGCAAGATTTACCCCACTAAATCACAGGCTCAACGTCAGGGAAGGGCGGCTTATGCCTCTGGTTATGACAATGGCGGTATTGTCCAACTGGACGCGAATGGACAGCAATATTCTCCTTCAACAGCTAAAGATGGAATATTAGAAAGAGCTAAAAACCTTCTCATCGAACAAATGAAGCGCGGCGGAGAACGCACTGCGCTAATGTCTGAAGCACAGACAAAGCTGCCAACACCCTCTGCGGGTCAGGTGGCAAACTTTACTGGCATGTTAGCGCCGTTTGCTGGAATAGCAGACGCTGCCGGCGAATACCCAGCTTTACCTTCTGGAGAACAACCGTTTTCAGAGGCTTTTTCGGGTGAACCCTATCCCTCTATGGATGAAAATATAGCGCGCGGCGGTTTTGGAGGTTACTTCGATGCCAGTATGCAAGGTTTAGGGGCTTTTGGGGACACGCTTTATGCGGTTCCATTTGCAGGGCCGTTCCTTGGGGCTACTGTCGGCACTGGCGCTAAAGGCATTGCTGCTTTGGGGAAATTAGCGAAAGCTGCCACCAAAGCCGATAAAGCCAGTGAAGGTATAATCGCACTAGATGAAGCTAAGCAACTGTCACGGCTGCATGTTGACCAATTCGCCAAAGATGACTTAGGTTTCATCTCTCCAACCATCCAAGCGTTGATAGAAAAAGCGCCAGTTAATCTAAAAGGCCAGCAGATTTTCGAGTGGGCTAAGGGCAACACCAATGTAGGCGTTAGACCTCAAGAATTAGAGATCCTTGGACTGGAAGAGTTTGTGACTAACAATCCCAATGCCACCACCAGAGAAGCGGTCGAAGGTATTAGTGGCAACAAAATCAGAGTCAGCAAGGCTATTTATAGTGGGGATAACGCGGATTTAGAGTTTGATGTCACTATCCCAGAAACCGATCCGCTGGATGGCTCCAGTTTGTGGCAGCACCGTGTAGATGATTTGCATTCCGAGCTAGAACAAGGCGATGAGTTCATAAAAAAAGATGTATTGGATCACTACAACTTTTTTTATAATTTGCAGTTGTCATCTTTTGATGACATACCGGAATCCGTGATTGACGATTTAGTAGAAGATTTAGCAAAAACTCAATACATGCAAGATCCCTATGAAATGGTAACGCCATATGGCGAACAGTTTAGTTCTGAAACTTTCGCTTTTGGAAACGAAGAGGTTGGTTATAATCTATTTGTTGATGGCAACAGAGTCAACAATAATGACAACATTGCTTACAGCCAAACCGAAGCTCAGATTCAGCTTCAAGAGGCACTGCCCGTAGGTGGAGGTGGCGGCGGCACTCGATTTAAATCAGACATTGATAACAGTCTTCCTGGCGGCGAGAACTACAGGGAAGTGGTGTTCAATTGGGACAATGCTCCTGTTGAACACAACATTGGTCACTTTGATAACGACCCCACCCAAATTGCGCATGCTCTCACCAGAGACAGAGTATTGGCAGACGGCACTCCATCCTTGCACATAGACGAACTTCAGTCAGACCTGCACACGAAAGGTTCACAAGAGGGTTACAGAACCCCGCCCAAACAAAGAAGAGAAGTTTTTTCAAAGCTAAGGGATTTTCTCAAAGATCACGAAAACTATACTTTGCACCACCAAATGGGTGAAGAGGGAATCTTCTATGTTGCACAGGGCGATGGGATAAGTGAATTTATTAGTTTTGAAGATATTGGTCGTATAGCTGATTATACAAAAAGCGAAGGTTTACGTGGCTGGACTCGCAGTCGGGTAATAACTAGGAGACAGACATCAGATGCTCTTGTTAAAAACATGGGCGAAGGCTTAGATGAACTGGCAGCCATAATAAAACCGATTATCGATGAAGGCCCTGTTCCCAACTATCCCTTTAAAGATGATTATCATGTAATGGTGTTAAAAAACATGTTGCTAGATGCCATTGAAGAAGGCAAGCCAGCATTATCTGTGTCTGGTTCAGCGCCCATGAAAGCAAGATATTCAGAGAAATACCATAAGTTCTACGAGATGTTTTACGATAAAAAAATTCCATCGGCTATGAAGAAGCTGGTGAACAAGTACGGCGGTGAGTTTGAGAAAGGTAGTTTGGATTTAGAGGACACATACGGAAACCCTCAAAATTTCTACAAAGAGATTGAAGATAAGTACCCGGATCAGTATGATTTTTCAGAATTTTTAAAAGCAGAAATAGACAAAGCCGAAGCCAACATCATCCGCATCACCCCAGAGATGAAGGCGAAGATACTCAAAGACGGCCTACAATCTTTTAGTGGTGGTGGCATAGTTGATTC